CCGCCCGCCGGAGCTTCGGTAGCCAGGGTTTCCGCCCGCTCAAGAACTGGTGCGACAGCCACGGGGTGTCCGCCCCGAAAGTCCAAGACCCTCGATTCGGCTGGGTTCGCTCCTGGCCTGCTGCCGCCTGGGCGGCCGTTTACCAAATTGACCTGGCCGATCTGTTCGGTGCAGCGGGAGAACACGCATGAGCACCATCAAGCTTGATATCGCCGAAAAGATCGCCAGCATCGCGAACAAGCCCAACCTCTCTCGCAAAACGATGCTGATCCTTACCCAGCGAGTTGTACGCAACGGCTTGGCCAAGCTTCAGCAGATTCGCGCTGAGCGCCGCGTCTTCCGTCGCGAGGCAGCAAAGCTCAAAGCGTACCCAGTGGCGCAGCGTCAGGCAGACATCCTCCTAGAGAAATCCAAGAGCCATCGTGAAGATGACCACAAGATCACCAAGCAGGGTCTGATCGGTCTGGGTTACCACCTGATCAAGGACACCGACAACAGCTACGACGCAATTGGCTTCGACTGCTTGTGCGACCTGCTGAGCATCAACCCGGTACATCGCCCAGCAATCCAGAACGACGAGCGAGGTCTTGCGGGGCTCATCTACGTCGCAAGATTGGAAAACAGTGCCAGCCCACAGTCTGATGGCTGGGGTGAGGGAGGGCCACTGTTCGAGGCGTGCTTCATGGCCATGATGGATTGGATCAAGACGGCCCCTGAGAGTGATCTGCCCGAGCTGTTCGGGCCTGACTCACCGTTCGCTGGCGCTCAGATCGTTCCAGTAAAGCCAGGGGAGACTCTTCAATGAACCCGACCCCAAACCCCGCCCAGGCGCCCCAGCGGCGTGCTGGCGCGACGATCATCAACGGACCCTGGCCAACCTACACGCAGTTCAAGGGCTTTCCAGAGCGCGAGCGTTGGACGATCTACGAGCTGGCCAAGGCTGGTCGGCGGGCAATGGAAGACAACGGCTTTGAGATGGCCGAGAGCTACGACGCCTTCGTGCATCGTGTCACAGAGGAGCTTGAGTTGTGAGCAAGCCAGTGAACGTGGAAAAAGCTACACCCACGACCTTTTACGCCAAGCAGGCGCCGTACAGCTCATTGAGCAATGACGTGGTGGCCATGATCATCAACCCCGATGCCTTGGCGATCTGGACCTACCTGCAGACCCGCTCCAGCGACTGGAAGGTGATCGGCTCGCACCTGCAGGACAGGTTCGCAATAGGTCGTGAGCGCTATTCAAAGGCCATGGCCTGCCTCAAGGATTTGGGGCTGGTCAGCCATGAAGTTGTTCGCGAGGAGGGTACCGGCAAGGTGCTCGGCCGTCGCGTGATCGTCCACTACGAACCGAACCTACAGGTTTCCGAATATTCGGTTAACCGAAGTGTGGGTTTACCGAACTGTGGGCAAACCGACAACTACTTAATAAAGGATTCTATTACTCAATCAATAGAGAAAGAACCAATGATGGGAGCTAACGCTCCCTCGGCGCCGAAGACGAAGGCTCAGAAGTTCGACCCGATGACTGCCAAGCCGGCCAACGTAAGCGAACAGGTCTGGGCTGACTGGTGTCAGCACCGCCGCGAGATCAAGCACCCACTGACGGCCACCAGTTGCAAGCGCTTGGCCGCAGACCTGGCCAACCATCCGCACCCCGACAAGGTGATCAACCTGTCCATCAGCAATGGCTGGAGAGGTCTATTCCCAGACAAGGTGCTACCAGGGGCGGGCGCCAGCCGCCAATCGCATCACACCGATCTCGACAAGATTGACCACACCGAAGGCCTGGTTCGCCAGCCCAACGGGACTTACCGGGTAGCAAGATCATGACCACTCCAAAAACTCTCGAGTTCAAACCTGGCCAGTGCCGTGTGCACGGCGACTTCACTGACGAACTGATCGAGTCGTTTTCCGGTGACCACTTCTGGCAGGGATGTACTCGCTGCCAGTTCGACGCGCTGCATTCAGCCGACGAAGATGTACGCCAGCCGGCGCTGGCCGTTCGGCGTGACTGGGCGATGAACGTCAGCCTGATGGCCTCTGATATCCCGCTGCGCTTCCGTGCGTCCACCCTGGACACCTACCGCACCGAAACCGAAGGCCAGGCCGTAGCGCTGACTGAGTGCCGCGACTACGTGCGCGGGTTTGAGCGCAACTGGGAGCTTGGCCGCTCGATGATGCTGCTGGGCGACGTGGGGACCGGTAAGACGCACTTGGGCTGCGCTGTCGCCCAGCAGGTGATCCGCAGCTACGGCGCGTCAGCGCGTTACACCATGGCAATCGAGATCATCCGCGATATCAAGATGACCTTCGACAAGAAGTCCGAGCAGACGGAGCGCGCTGTATACGCCGGTCTGCTGGCGCCTGACCTACTGGTGATCGATGAGGTTGGCGTCCAGCACGGCAGCGACTTCGAGCGTCAGGTGCTGTTCGAGGTGATCGACTCGCGGTACCGAAATCTCATGCCGACCATCGTGATTTCCAACTTGGGCCTGGCCGGCCTCCGCAAGTGCTTGGGCGACCGCGCTGTTGATCGCCTGACCGATGCTGGTGGGCCTGCTGTCCTGTTCACCTGGGCCTCGGCGCGAGGTGACGCATGAGCGAACTGGTAATGGGCTATCCAGAGGCCGAGCACGGCGTGCTGGGGGCAATCATGCTGGCGTCTCTCGACGGCAATGCCGCGCTGGTGGATGACATCGTGAGCCAGATGGCCAGTGGCGACTTCCTCTACGACGACCACGCGGCTCTGTTCGGTGTGATCCGCGATTGCCTGGATCGCGGGTTGCCGGTCGATGCGGTAACGGTCGGGGATGTGCAGCGCACTCTGCCAAGCGGGCAGAGCACCCTGGCCTTCGCGGCCGACCTCTGCCGGAACGTGCCTTCTGTGGCCAATGCGATGGCATACGCCAAGCAGGTCAAGCAGTGGGCAGTGATCCGCCAGGTGGTCGACATTGGTCATTCTGCGAAGGCCGCTGTTGCAAGCGGTCAGGTACCGGACGAGATCATCGCCCACGCCCAGCTGGCTATGGCCGACCTGCGCGACCTTCAGGGCTCCGAGAAGGCCGGGTACAAGCGTATGGCCGAGGTGCTGCCCAAGGTCTTTGACGGAATGCAGGAAGTGCTGGATGACCGAGCGCCGCCGAAGCTGTCCACCGGCTTGGCCGACCTGGACAAGTTGATCGGCTTCCTGCGCCCCAAGAGCATGGTAGTTATCGCCGGGCGCCCAGGGAGTGGCAAGACCATGCTGGGGCTCCAGATCGTCAACCACGTCGCTATTCGCGGCGCCGGGGTGGGCCTGATCTTCAGCCTGGAGATGGACGAGAAGGAACTCACTGTCCGCACTATCGCCTCGCAAGGGGGCGTAGACCTGCGCCGCATGGAGGAGGTCAAGAGCCTCGATGAAGACGAGTGGCAGCGCACCGGCCCCGCCGGCAGCAAGATCGAGTCTGCCCAGCTGTACCTGAACGACACGGCCGGCATGACCATGAGCGCCATCCGTTCGGATGCTCGCAGGCTCCAGCGCGAGCAGGGCCTCGACATCCTGATGATCGACTACCTGGGCCTGGTGGGCGCGGAGGGCAAGAACCAGAGCCGCACCGACGCCGTGGCCAAGATTTCGATTGCCCTGAAGAACCTGGCCAAGGAGCTGAGTGTGCCGGTACTGGTGCTGGCTCAGCTCAACCGCAACCCCGCAAGCCGCCCAGGCAAGAAGCCACAGGCCAGCGACCTGCGCGACTCCGGCCAGATCGAGCAGGACGCCGATGCGGTGATCCTCGTTCACCACGACCCCGAGTCGGAAGCGGGTGAGCAGGGCGTCACCGAGTTGATCCTCGACAAGGGGCGCCAGGCCCCGCAGGGCTCATGCCTGGTACAGCGCCAAGGGCAGTACGCCCGATTCGTCAATTTCGCCGGCAACCGTCTTCCGTCTGACGACGAGATCGAGTCGGGCCGCGTCCTGAATTTCTCCAAGCACCGTAAGGGGAGCAAGCACCGTGAGACTTTCTGATCTGTGGCCACGCGCAGGCGCTGGCAAACCTGCAATCCCAGTAGTTTCGGTCACTGTTACCAAGCGTGCTGGCGCCGAGCAGCCTGTTGCCACTGGTAATGCCCCGGTGGCCAGCAATGCCCCGCGTGGGCCGGTTGAGCTGCCCGCTACCCTGGCCGAATGCGAGGTGCTGGAAGAGGCCCTGGCCCGTGATGCCATCCGCCTAGAGTGCCAGATCGGCGTCGCCGAAGGGCTGGCGAAGACCGAGAAGCGCTATGCCGATCCCGTCTGGTACCACCGGGCCAAGGCTGCGCTGAAGCACATCAACCGGGATCGCCAACGCTTGATTCAGCACATGAAGGCCCTGCGCGTCGAAGCTCGCCGCAACTGCCCAGCGTGGCAGGCTCGTGACAAGGCCATCCTGCGCGAACTGAACGCCCGGGTACCGAAGGAGGTGTTCGACGAGTGCGTGCGAGTGGTGGACGAAGATCTGGAGGTGATCCGATGAGCAACGTAACTGCGGCGCTTCCGCGCAAGAGCATGACCGCCGTTGAGTGCAAGTTCCTCAAGGTGGGTAACCGCATGCTGCTGGAGCAGAACAACGGCCGCATTGCATCAGCAGCCCTGATGGACATCGTGGCTGACTGGCACGCCGCCCGCGCCAACGTGGGATTCGAGCAGTTCGCTAAGGGCTGGATCACCGAAGGCAACGCCAAGAACAAACACGCCGACAAGCTGCTGCGCGAGCTGTTCGGCCTGGACAACGACCCAACGCCCCGGAGGGCTGCATGAAGAAACGCACCTACATGGACAAGGCGCTGGGCGATACCGAATACATGCTCGAGCAGTGGGGGTGGTGGCGAATGTGCGAGATGGGCGTGCCACGTTACGTGTCGCCGCTCTACGCGCTCATGCGCGACAACGTCCCCAGCGAGGGCGGCGCTCGACAGCATGTCATCACCGACGACCTGGCGCTGATCATCGATGGCGCCGTGGCCAGGCTGACCAAGCGCAACCAGCAGATGGGAGACTTCGTATGGGCCTACTACGGCTCAAAGCACCCGGCCATGCGGGTCGGGAGGGAAGCAGGTATGTCCGAGCGCAAGGCACGGGAGATCATCAAGGCGGGCGTTGCATGGATCGACTGCGCGCTCGAAGAGATCCGAGAAGCTGCGTAAAAAGTTCTATGCGGGCGGATAAACACCTGTTTTCATAGCAGCGTGTCCAGCTTGCAACGGCACGACACAGACAAACCCCGGCCATTGCGCCGGGGTTTCTGTTTGATGATGGTGTTTGGCCATTGCTTTGCCGGGCGTTGATCAAATATGATTAACAAAATCGCAGCGATGGTGTGCGCCACCTGCTCTCGTTTGGTGTGGTAGGTGGATAGGCTTCCGGCATGGATCAGCTGCGTATTGATGTCTTGGAGAAGATCCCGGGTAATCTGGGCGGGATTCTTGGTGATGAGTTCTACGTGCAGCGGTTTTTCGTGAACACTGTGGCGTACAGGATTTTGTTCGTGCCCCTCGAGGCTGAAGCCACTGAGACACGCGAGCGGATTGAGGCTGAACTTGGGCCTCTCCCTCCGAATATGTTCGAAGTCAAGTTCGCTCTAGGGTTGGACTTCGACAATGGCGTTCGTTTCGCGACGCCGAGAGATTACGGATTGCCACCGCTCAATCGCCGAAGCTTAGCTACGCTTGGTGAGGGATTGGTCGAGTGCATCATGCAGTTTGGCACCAATGTGGATTGCGAAGGCTTTGTCGCAATGGCTCTGGATAGTAAGCCAGGATTGAACCTTTACTACCAGCGTCTGCTCCAAACACATCATACTAGGGTGACAGGCCTTGGTTACGAACCTAAAAGCTGCCTGGGAGGGCAGGGTTATGCGCTACTGCGAAACCAAATCGAAATCAGTTTTGAGCGAGCTGCAGGAGCTGAAGCGTGAAAAACTGGCACAGGCAGCACGAGCCTACGCAAAGGCGAAAGCTGAAGGAACCATTCAGCTAATATCCCCTGACGGCCCCCATCTGGTCGCATCCCGCTAAGAATGATGAAGAAACCCGGCCCTAAAGCCGGGTTTTTTATTGAGCTAAAAAACTCCCAAGTAGTCTATCCCTAGCCTTCGCTGGTTTTTTCCGCTTCTGCGGATGATCCGCCCAGGCATCTGGGCTAAGTCGGTAGTGGCGTCGATCAAAGCCGTGCGCTCCCTGGTCGGCTACGCGATGAGAGTCTGGGGTACGTGACCCAGCGAGCCAGACCAGCAAGCCGGGTACTCGCCAGGGCTTTGTTGTATCTAATGGCGTGTTGTGATGTCATTATGATCTCATTAGCAATGGCAGGAGCCAGCTGTGCAGTCCATAAATTTCATTAGTGCCGTGATTGAGGGCCTTCAGTTTTGGGTAGTTTTAGCTGCCTTCGTGGCCACATTCGGCATCATCAAATGGCGTAAAAACAACTGGACGGCAGGGACTGCGTCGATCTTGGTCCTTGTTGGAATTCTGGCTTTCTTGGCCATCGTTCCAAACGGCTTTTATGCGCTGCTACCTCCGGTCGCTGCAGAAGACTTATGGGGTGAGGCTAAGAAATTGCCCGATTACACAGCGCTCTTCACTGCGGACCTGATTTGTGTGGCAGTGGGATGCATAGCTGGAGTCGTCTGCGCATAGCCAAGACCTGATCCACCAATATCAATGGGCCTCGGCATTCGCCGGGGCTTTTTCGTTTATGGAGCCTGTCTTGAAAAACAACGTGTTTCAGAGTGCCGACTATGTGCCTGGCGTCTCCGGCTGCCGCCTGGATCTCGAGGCAGGCAGCATTGAGATCAACAGCGCGAACATCGCTTTCGGCTCGCTGTCCAGTGATCCGCAAATGATCACCGTCACGGCTGGCGAGTGGTCCGAAAGCGACCTACCCAGTAACGCGGTCGAGCGCTACAAGTTCATCGGTGACAGGGTGATGAAGATCCCCGCCGAGTATCGCGATAGCGCCGAGTTCTCGACTGAGGACATCTCGTTCGACCGCGACGGCTCGGACATCCGCACCACGCTGACGTACCGGCGACTCGAAACCGAGCAGGAGGCCTTGGTCCGAACCTCGTTGCGGTCTGGTTCGGGCGTCACCATCAATACCGATGGGTTGACCATCACCTACAACGGCAAGGTCGTGGCGCGCCTTGGCTGTCCGAAGATGTATGAGCCATCGGTTGATCAGCCGTTCGTGGTTGAGGGTGACCAGGTCTTCATTAGCCAGGCCTTCGTTGATCAGTTCGCAACCAAAGCGCAGATCGTTGACGAAGCCAGCACCCGCGCGTCAGCGGATGAGGCTTTGGTCGGGCGCATTGGCGCGCTGGAGGCAGGGCTTTGCCGCGGCGATGCCTGTGACGACTCTCTACGGAGCGCGCTGAACGATTGGAAGCCGGGCGCCGCTCTGCTGGCTGGACAGTACCCGACTGCGATTGACCGATTCGCTGTAACCATGGCGAAGAACGCCAATGGCCAATACGTCTGCGCTGGCATCGGTCTTGGTATCGACCCGTCCCGTGGCGAGACCAAAGATGGTCAGACCGCCATGGAGCGCGCCATCGAGAAGGGCGATGCCGCTGAAATCCTGAGACTGCTCACCAGCCAGATCACTGATAGCGACCTTGGCTTGGAGTTGCGCTCCAAGATCGAAGATCAGGCCGAGGCTGTGCGCGAGGTGATCCGCGAAGAGCTTCGCTCAGGCGGCCTGCTGCATCGACGCTGATCCAGTGCCCGCCTTGAGCGGGTTTGTTTTTTCTGCTCCCCGCAACGGGAGGAATCGAGTATGTCCAACATGCCAGACAAACCAGACACCTGGGCGATTGCTCTTGCGTGGTTGAGCCAGCATTCGCCCCTCCTGTATGCCGCTGGTCTTTCCTGCGCGATGGCAGTCCTCCGTATCACCTACGGCGGCGGCTCCCGTCGGCAGATGCTGGTCGAGGGCGCCATTTGCGGCGGCCTGACCCTGACCATGATCAGTGGCCTGGAGTTCTTCGGCCTGCCGCAGAGCATGTCCACCTTCGTCGGTGGCTGGGTCGGCTTCCTCGGCGTCGAGAAGGTGCGCGCCATCGCTGACCGCGTCACCGACTTCAAGCTGCCGACCCGTAAGGCCGAGTGAATCAAATTCGGGCGGACACCGTAGAAATCAGAATTCAGCGTTGTCCCGTCGAGCCATAGCAGGCTCGCAATGATTGTTGGTAATCGTTCATCAGGCGGATGGTTCGCTCGATTTCTTGAGCGGAGTGGTTGTTGTTTTCTAAGAAGTTAATGTCGCTCCGAATGCTATCAATATCTCGCTTTAGAGGTTTGCAGCGGTCGTTCTCCAGTTCCGCCACGCGCGATCGGGTAGCCGTGAGTAGCTCGCCTTGGGCGTCGTAGGCCTTTCTCCATTTTTCAATGTTTGCGGCTAATTGATCATTCGCCTCTTTGTAGTCCGCAACACGCTGCACAAGAGTCCCGTTCGCAGCCTCTTGCTTCCCATAACCGACCGCTGCGACGACTACACCGCTAATGACGGAAAAAAGCAGTGAGAAAAAAGTAACGGTTAACCAGGAAGGGGATGGCGTCGGGAGAGAAGCTGTCTGAGTCATGGGGTTCCTGCCCTGGAAGAAATTCGGCCAAGGAGTTTAAAGCATGTGTAAAGGCTGCGCCGCCCGGCGCGAATGGATCAACAAGTGGATGAAGGTGGCACGTGAACGAGCAAGCAATCTCTTTGCTCCAGCAGATCCTGGAACAGCAGCAGAAGCAGACCAGCCTGCTCGAACAGATCGCGACCCAGAACCTGGCGTTGATCGAAGCCTTGGCGCATGAAGGTGGAGTCGATCCTGATACGCCTCCTCAGACCTACCTGAGTGGTGTGCCATGCCGTTGAGACCTCAGCGACCATGCAGGGCGCAAGGCTGTCGAGCGCTGCACCGCAATGCCAATGGATACTGCGATGGTCATGCCGACCTGGCTGCCGATCAGGCTAAGGCTTGGGCGACCCGCAAGGGATCAGGCCGCGGTGGTCGCCCATGGCGGCGCAAGCGTGAACGAATCCTGACGCGAGACCAGTACCTCTGCCGGTGCGATGACTGCACCCAGCTTGGTCGCATCCGCGAAGCCCATGAGGTTGACCACATCGTGGCCCTGGCTCACGGCGGCACGGACGATGACGACAACCTTCGGGCGATCAACCGCGACTGCCACAAGGCCAAGACGCAGCGGGAGTCGAAAACGATCAAAAAATGATCGAAAACGGCGCAAATGAGACGAAATCTCGTTGTTGGGGAGGGGGAGGGTCAAAAGTCCAGGCTCTTTCGCTCGGACACCGCGCCCTCAGTCGTTTTTTTACACCCGCGAAATTAAAAATTCAGGAGTTGCGCGATGGGAGGCACCGCCAAGGTCGCCGGCCGTGGTCGCAAACCCAAGCCGACGGCCAAGAAAGAGCTAGCCGGCAACCCCGGAAAACGGTCCTTGAACAAGGCTGAGCCGCAGTTCGCCACGGTAACCAATGTGGATCCGCCGGACTGGCTGAGCGAGCGTGCGGCCACGATGTGGAAGATGCTGGTACCCGAACTGCTGCGCGAGAACGTCATCGCACTGACTGACCTGCACAACGTTGAGGCTTTCTGCACCGCCTACAGCAACTGGCGAATGGCTCAGGAGGCGGTCGACCAGTTCGGCCCGGTGGTCGAGTCGTCGCAGGGCAGTCCTATGAAGAACCCGGCGCTTACCGCTGCAAACGAAGCAATGCGTCAGATCGTGACATTCGGGTCGATGCTGGGCCTGGACCCAGCCAGCCGCACGCGGATCATTGGCGGCAACAAGCAGAAATCTACCAACGAGTTCGCAGCCCTACTGAGTTCCTGATGACCAGAGCCAAGTACACCAATGTCGACAAGGCAATGGTGTGGGCAAGGTCTGTCCTCAAGGGCAAGTTTCCGGCATGTCGTTACATCCACCAGGCGATCGAGCGGCACTTCGAGGATGTGGCGTCCAGCCGCTCGAAGAATTACCCGTATAAGTTCGACCCGGCCAAGGCCGAGAAGAAGCTGCGCCTCATGCAGCTGCTGCCCCACACCAAGGGCGAATGGGCGTTCAAGCGACAACTGATCACCCTGGAACCCTGGCAGCTTTTCGGCTTGGCCTGCACCTTCGGCTGGGTCCGGAAGAAGGGCGGGTACCGGCGCTTCCGCGAGAGCTACTGGGAAGTGCCGCGCAAGAACGGCAAATCGGTGATTGCCGCGGGCGTCGGCATCAGCATGTTCACCGCCGACAACGAGTTCGGCGCCGAGGTCTACTCCGGTGCGACCACCGAGAAGCAGGCGTGGGAGGTTTTCCGGCCTGCAAGGCTGATGGTCAGCCGGTCACCCATGCTGATCGAGGCAGCTGGCATCGAGGTCAACGCCTCGAACTTGAACATTCCGTCGAACGGCAGCCGCTTCGAGCCGCTGATCGGCAATCCGGGTGATGGTGCGTCGCCGTCCTGCGCGATCATCGACGAATACCATGAGCACGACAGCGCGGCTCAGTACGACACGATGCTCACCGGTATGGGGGCACGCCGGCAGCCGCTGATGTTCATCATCACCACCGCCGGCGCAAACATCGAGGGGCCGTGCTACGACAAGCGTCGCCAGGTCATCGAGATGCTCAACGGCACCGTGCCGGACGACGAGCTGTTTGGCTACATCTGGACGCTCGACGAGGGTGACGACTGGACCGACCCAAAGAACCTGGCCAAGGCCAACCCCTGCATGGGCGTGTCCGTGTTTCAGGAGTACCTGGAGAGCCAGCTGGCCCGGGCGATCCGCTCGGCGCGCTTCACCAACACGTTCAAGACCAAGCACTTGAACCTGTGGGTGAGCGCCAAGTCTGGCTTCTTCAACATGGAGAGCTGGAAGGCCTGCGAGGACAAGACGCTCACCCTCGAGCAGTTCGAGGGGCAGGAGTGGATTGCCGGCTTCGACCTGGCGCGCAAGCTGGACATGAACTCCAGAGCCAGGCTGTTCTGGAGGGAGATCGACGGGAAAATTCACTACTACAGCGTTGGACCAGCGTTCTGGGTGCCGGAAGACACGGCCAACGACGTTGACAACAAGCGTATGTCTGAGCGCTTCCAGGCCTGGGTCAACACTGGCCACCTGTTTACGACGCCAGGCGCCGAGGTGGACTATCGGGAAATCCTTGAAGACACCAAAGAGGCGAATCATCTGGCGCCGATCAGGGAGAGCCCGATTGACCCTCATGGCGCCACTGGCCTGAGCCACGACCTGGATGACGAGGGTTTTAACCCGGTCACCATCACCCAGAACTACACCTGGATGTCCGACCCCATGAAGGAGCTGGAGGCGGCGATCGAGGCCGGGCGTTTCCACCATGACGGCAATCCGATCATGACCTGGTGTATCGGCAACGTGATCGGCAAGCACCTGCCAGGCAACGACGACGTGGTCCGCCCGATCAAGCAGGGTGACGACAACAAGATCGACGGCGCGGTCGCGCTGATCATGGCTATCGGGTCCGTGCTGCGGCTGGTAGCTGAAGGAGCCGGCGGCTTCGACAACTTCTTTGCCAATCCCATCGTGCTTGGCTGACAGGAACCCTATGAAAACTGGTCTCATCATCTTTCTGGCGCTCGCGGCCGGCGGCCTGTTGCTGGGCGTCGCGGGTGTGTATGTGCTGGCGGGCCTGGGCTACAGCCTCTTGGCAGCAGCCTTCTCTTGCCTCGCTGCCGCGGGATTCATCCGCAAGGGGCTGACCAGTGGCTAAATCCCTCACTCAGGTGCTGGGCCAGGCGCTGGTCAAGTCCGCCGAACCAGGCTTGGCTTCCAACGTTGCAGGCTGGGCCGGCAGGCGCATCGGTCTCACCGATTCGACCTTCTGGAGCAGGTTCTACGGCACCGACTCGGCGTCGGGGAAAGTGGTCAGTCAGCAGACGGCCCTGCAGCTCTCGACTGTGTGGGCCTGTGTGCGGCTGATCGCGGAGACCATTGCCACCCTGCCGATCGTCTTGTACGAGGACAAGAATGGCGCGCCGGTGGTGGCCAGCTCCCACCCGGTCAACTTCGTTATCAGCCAGCAGCCCAACGCCGACCAGACCCCGGTGGAGTTCTGGGAGAACATCATGGCCAGTCTGCTGCTGCAGGGGAATTCTTTCTGCGAGCCGCACATGAGCGGCAGGTCGCTGACCAGCCTGGAATTCCTCCTTCCGCAGAACATGTCGCCACCGCGCCGCCTTGCAGATGGTCGTATCGAGTACCGATACACCGACAGCTTTGGCAAGCCGCACACGCTGACCGATGAGCAGATGGTCCACGTCAGGGCGTTCGGCACCGACCCGCTGTGCGGGCTGTCGCCTCTTTCCTATGGACGTCAGGTGCTGGGCTCGGCCATGGCCGCCGATGAGTCAGCAGCCAAGATGTTCGCCAACGGGATGAAGCTCGGCGGTGTGCTTTCCACCGACCAGATCCTCAACCCGAAGCAGCGCGGCGAGCTGCGCGACGACATGGTCAAGCAATACGAGGGTGTGACCAACGCGGGCAAGACCATGCTGCTTGAGGCGGGCATGAAGTATCAGCAGGTGTCGATGACGCCTGAAGACGCCCAGATGCTGCAGACCAGGGCATTCAACGTCGAGGAAATTTGCCGCTGGTTCCGGGTGCCGCCCTGGATGGTAGGGCATACGCAGAACTCCACCAGCTGGGGCACCGGCATGGAACAGCAGATGATCGGCTTCCTGTCCTTCACCCTGCTGCCCTGGATCAAGCGCATCGAGATGTGCGCAAACCGACGCCTGCTGCGCCCTGACGAGCGCCGCCGTTTCTACGTGAAGTTCAACCCGGAAGGGCTACTGCGCATGGACAGCGCGGCGCGGGCGGCGTTCTACAGCTCGATGACGCAGAACGGGATCTACACGCGGGACGACTGTCGCCGCAAAGAAAACCTGCCTCCGCAGGGCGGGAACGCCGCGAAGCTCACTGTGCAATCCAACATGCTGCCGATCGACAAGCTGGGTGAAGATCCCGGCGGTGCCAATCAGGCCAAGTCGGCGCTGCTCGACTGGCTCAATGACCAGCCAAGAGGTAACACCCAATGAGACACAAGGATCGACTGGCGGCGGTCAAGTACCGCTCTTTCGACTATGACGTGAAGGCTGTCGGCGACGACGGCCTTTTTTCTGGCTACGGCTCGGTGTTCGGGGTGGTCGACAGCTACAACGAAGTGGTCGCGCCTGGCGCCTTCCTCGAATCGATCGAGGACGCCAAGGCCAAGTCGCGGACCTTCCCCGTGCTCTGGCAGCACCGCACCGGCGAGCCTATCGGCAGGGGGGGGCC